AGAAGCAAGAGAAATAAATAAATTCCATTCAACATTCATAGACTCCATACAAAGATACGTTCACAAAGGTAGAATCCACTCAGAAATAAATCAATTAAGATCTGACCAGGGTGGAACCGTATCTGGACGTTTAAGTTATTCTAATCCAAATCTTCAACAAATTCCAGCAAGAAATAAAGAATTTGGTAATAAAATTAGAAGTTTGTTTTTACCTGAAGAGGGTAAACAATGGGGAAGTTTTGATTACTCACAACAAGAACCAAGATTGGTGGCACATTATGCAGCTAGTACAAATGAAAATTTTACTGGTGCTGATGATTTTATAAAAGCTTACCATGATGAGGCTGCTGATTTTCATCAAATAGTAGCTGATATGGCAGGTATATCTCGTACAAATGCAAAAACTATTAATTTAGGATTATTTTATGGAATGGGTAAGGCAAAATTAGCAAGGGAGCTTGGAATAAGTAAAGATGCTGCCGAAAATTTGTTAAATAAATATCATACAAGGGTTCCATTTGTTAAAAGATTAGCAGAGGCCGTAACTAATAGTGCATCTAAGTATGGTTTTATAAGAACTGTTAAAGGTAGAAAATGTAGATTTAATATGTGGGAACCTGCAACTTTTGGTATGAACAAGGCTATGCAATATACAGAGGCAAAAGCAACTTATGGTAATAATATTAGAAGAGCTTTTACTTATAAAGCTTTAAATAGATTAATACAGGGATCTGCTGCAGATCAAACAAAACAAGCGATGATAAATTGTTATAAGGCAGGTTTTCAACCTTTATTACAAATTCATGATGAATTATGCTTTTCTATAAATGAAGAAAGTGATATAATCAAAGTTAAGGAGGTGATGGAAAATGCAATCGAAGAACTCAAAGTACCATTCAAAGTCGACCTTGCATTGGGTAGAAGCTGGGGAGAGGCAAAAGAATAAATGTGTAAGGTGCGAAGGCACTGGGCAAATTAAAACTTGGTATGATTGCTCTGAGACACACAAAGTAACAACTGATTGTCCACTCTGTTACGAAATTCCAAATTTAAAAACACTTAGACCTTTAGGATTATAATTTAGAGCGCACGATCCTTGAGAAAAAAAGTTAGTTTTTATTTTAAGCTAGACTAACTAGCCATATTAAGATCTAAAAAATCTTTTTTCTTTTGATCCATAACTTTTTGTGCATCTAATACACTCTGGTCATTGATCTTTTTTCTTAGATCTTTAATTTTAATGTCAATCCACTTCATATCGGTTGTGACTCTACCTTGTCCCAACGCTTGTGTTGCCCACTTGGACTCCAACTGAAGTTTCTCTGACACCAGTTGTTGTAGTGACATTTCTATCAACCTCCTCAAATGTTATCATGGGTCTGTTGGAACCATAAAAAGACTCCTCTTTACCCTTTATATCTCCTGAGTTAACGCCATTTGCAAACGTCTCAAGAGCCGCCTCATCGTTCTTGGCCTCAAGCATCTTATCAAAATACATCATTTTATATCTTGCTTGGACGCGATAAAGCTTCATGGTGTATTATATATCAATTTGTGACAGGAAATCAACTATGTGCCTACTTTAGGCTTTGGTGGGGGTAATATTACAGGTTCATCAACCTGTACTCCTCTGCATTCAAATTTAATGGTTAATTTATTGTCATTTACGAGTTTTGGGTCCATTGCCTTAGCTCCATCTAAAGCTCTAGTATAACCCATTATCATGCAATCATAATGAGAATCGAACTCATATCCTGGAATATAACCATTTTGACAGGTACCACTGACAATAGAACATATGTACATTACTAAAATAAATTTCATAAAATTATCCTTGCATATCCCATTAAAATATTTATATTACTTTTCATAAACAAACAAGAGGATAACATGAAAAACAAAGAAACGATAGATAATAAGACAATAACTGTATCGTCAGGAACATCTACTGATGTTCCTCCAGGAGCTTTTGCTTCTGGCGCACAGTCTGAAGTCTTAACTTTAAAACCTGAATGGGAGGTTCCTAAACCTAAAGATCTTGATGAACCGCGAGAAAGTAAATTTATTTTTTGTTGGGATCAAGTATCTAATGAGTTGAAGTTAGTTGTAAATGGAGAAGAATACAGAAATTTTAAATGTAAAGATTCTCTAGATGCCTCTATTAAGTATCATGAGGCACTTGATAAAATGGTAAGTGCTTTTAATTCTTGGCGAATATTTGAGAGGAACTAATGAAAAGCGAATCAGATGTTTTTAGAGATTGGGTAAAAGAGGTTGACGAGATACTTAGTTTAGCACAACCATTAACGGCTAACGGACAACCAACAGAGTATGGTGATGCACATTTTCAAGATGTTGTGAGAAGATTAACTAATACATCTATGAATTTTGAGAACTTACCTATTTTCCCTATCAATGAAAACTTAGCTGTTGAAATGATTTGGGATGAAATCAAAGGAAAGCAGGATAAACAAGATGCAAAATGAAATTATTAAATTTTTTGTTGTGATCTGTTTATTGATAATACCACCAAAAATTTTATTATTAATATTTGGTGTTTTGTTATACAACATAATTAATTAAGGAGTTTTATGAATATAAACAAGTGGAAAAGTTGTGCTGTTGATATAGATTCTTATTGTATAATTAGAGCGATGGGCAAAAATGGCTTTAGAAGACCTGGTAGCATGATCGCAAAATTGGTCGATGAAGAAATAAAAAAGATAGCTAAAAAAGAGGGGAAGAGCTATCAGATTATGAAAGAGAATTTACTTTCTCAAGGAAAGAAACTCTTGAATGGTAAATAATTATGAGGATTGGATGGTTAACCTTGAATCCTATAATAGAATGAGCCCGGGAGACTGGGCTCATTTTTAAATATGATTACACTTCAAGAGACATACTTATTTTTAAGAAATTATTCTAGTTACGATTTAAGACAAAAAATTTTGCAAGAAATTACAGATGAGAACAAACGAGCTCCAAGTGGTTTGCCTGGATCTAATCCTAAATGTTGGAGAAGTAATTATGTTTACAAATGTAATGATGAAGTTTTAAAAGCAATTAAATTTATTTTATTAGAGTGGCAAAATAAATTTGTAAAAAAAGGACATTCTCCAAAATATAATATTACTTATTGGACTAATGTAAATATTACAGGGGGTGCTAATATACTTCATACGCATTATAGAGCTGATGCTGATTTGAGTGGTGTTTTTTATGTAAAAGCTGATGGCCAAGGTGATATTAGATTTACGACTCATGAACAGCTTTACAGGATGATTAATCCACATATGCCTTTTTCTGAAACAATATCACATAAACCTGAAGATGGTGATTTATTACTTTTTCCATCTTATTTGTTACATGAAGTTGAACCTAATAAGGGTATTAGCCCAAGAGTCACAATAGGTTTTAACATTGATGTCAGTTACTAGATCTTGTGTGTGATATAATTACAACAAATATATCTTGTAATATCTAAAAAAATCTTTATAGATTATAACACGTATTTCTTAGCCAGGAATGAAAAGGTGAGGCTTATAAAAACACCTTATTTTCAACGAATAACGAACAGCATTAAATTAACTTAAATTAGGAGATTTAGTGGGTAAAAAGGCGAATAAAAGTAGCCCTGAAGGGTTGAATAAGGTTTTAAATGATTTGGTCATGATATGTCCGAATAAGAAAACTTATGATGAAATCACTTCAGTTATGTTTCAGTTATATTGTGGAAATGACTTTGGTCTAGGAAATTTTAGTCTTTTGTTTCTTGAAAATGTAGAGAAACAATGGCAATCAGGCAGAAAACAAGTAGCCAAGAGTAAGGGTTTAAAACTGGTTGTTAAAAATGCGTGACCACGGTGTATATCCACATCCATATCTTTTCCCACACCGTGGTTATGCGCATGACATCTGATCCATTAAAGGAAATTAGAAATACTACAATTGATTTTTGTTGGCAGTTAGATGGCCATGATAGAACGCATTTAATAGACGGTGTTTTAGATGATTTAGATACCACTGAGCACCTAGATTCTCCTATAAAAATTAGGAGGCATTATCGTGACTTACTCACCACGCTTGTTAAGACTTTTGGGCACTGATATATCTCATGAGTTGTTAAGTAATAAGCCTTCTGAGGTTAGGTTATTTCAGGCCATATTAGTACAGGCTTTTGAAGATGCTCTTAATCCTAATCCAAGTAAAATAGAGACCTACCAGAAAATTGATGCCCATAATTGGTTTACTTACCCTGATCCGGTATTCGATAAAATTTGTTGGTTAGCCGGTTTCGATCCAGAAATGATAACTGATCGTTACAAAAAGTTACAGGCCACCGGACAAGTGACATTTACAGGTTTGCAAAAAAAGTGGATAAAATACAGAAATTTATATAAAGATTATCGATCTAATAAAACAAGTGAGGAGAAGAGAGAGATAATGAAAAAAATTAAAGAGATTGATTTTTAGTCACGGTGGACGTAAGAATTTTAAACCGGGGGTCCAGGTTAGAGAGCTAATAATGATAACCCCCGGAAGTCAAAAAATTCACAATGAATAACCATATGAATAACTTTTTCTATCATATTATTGCTAAAATTGGAATAATTAAAATTTATCTATATAGATTATCTAGACTCACTTGATAAAAAAAGTACCCCAGGGGGTAAAACAGGTGTCCCTGCTGTCCCTAAAACATTATTATTCAATAATACCAATGGTTTTAATCAATTTTATTGGTGTCCCTGTGGTGTCCCTATGGTGTCCCTGAGGGACACCAGTCTAGCGGTAACGCAATCAGATAAATTTCAGGTTGTAGTCAGGTGTTGAAATAATCTATATAGTAGAAATATGGGTTTGAAAAAAAAAGAATTGAGGACAGTAGATGATCTGACTCCAAAACAAAAGATGTTTGTAGAGATATACGTTAAAGATTGGGGATCAATCACACAGGCAGAGGCTTTAAAAAGAGCCGGATACAAATGTAAAAATGAAAATGATTATGGAGTTATAGCCTCAAGATTATTAAGTAGAAGATTAAATCCACACATAGCAAAATATTTTGATTCAAGGTTTACAAAAGAACTTAAAATGTATGAAGGTGACAACTTAAGAAGATTTAAAAGATTAGATAGATTATCAGATAAAGCAGAAAAGAAAGATCAGTTTGCAGCAGCAATTAACGCTGAATATAGATCTGGTCAATTAGCTGGTGCTTACATAGATAAAAAAGAAGTAAGAGTAACTGGTCTGGAGGGTATGTCACGTGAAGAACTTGAAGCAAAGCTCAAGGAACTTAGCGAAAAAATCGATGGCCACAACGCCAAAACCATCGATGCCAAAGTTTCGGAATCTTAGTTGGTCATCGTTTATCAAGGTGTTTAATGATAGACATAATAATAATTTAAATACTTCTATTGGAGTTGTTAATGTTAAAACGAAAGATAGCAATAAATAAAAAAGCAAAAAATTGGCAGGACAGGTATCCTCTTGTATCTGTAGAGTGGTTTGATATTTGTAGTGATAGCAGTTGGCAGAGTCCTCAATCTGTGATGTCTGCAACACTTCCTATTTGTATTACAAAAGGTCATTTATTATCTCAAACGAAAGGTATAATAAGAATTTTTGGAGACATGTCTAAAAATGATAAGGGTGAACTAGAAGAAGTTGGTAATACTACACTTATACCTTGGTCTGTAGTGAAAGGTATCAAAAAGATATGATATTTTTTTATGTAAAAGGTGAAGAAACTGACAAAAAATTTCAAGAAATGTGGGATAAACAAAATGAGCATTATGGAAATATTTATGAAATTTATGTTTACAAAACTATAATTACTGACTCGAAATGAGCGAACAAAAAAGAGAAAGTTTGTTGTGGCAAAAAGTTAAAAAAAATCTGACTGATTGCTTTTTAACCCGCATAGAATCTAGCACAATTAATGGTATACCTGACATACATGCCGTAATGAATAGATATGTTTTTTGGATAGAATTGAAATCAGATAAGCTCAGTTTTCCAGCACTAAATAAATGGCAAATAGTTTGGATTAACAAGTATGTTAAGGAAGGTGGTACAGTTTTTATCTTCAAAGAGACCCTCTCAGAGAGAAAGCTTAAACTTTACA